TTCGACTGCTGTTAGAACTTATCGAGTAAAAATTGATACTGCGGCCGCAACTGATACTTATACTTGGTCAGAAGATGGAGGATCTTCTTGGGAAGCAACTGGTGTTGCATTAACAGCAGGAACCCAAGAATTAAACAAAGGAATAACAGTAGCATTTGCCGCAACAACTGGTCATACATTGAACGATTATTGGGAAATAACTACAATCATAACAACAACTGCTATGCATAAATTGGGTGAAATAGTTGTTGATCATGAAGGAACTTCTGCTGATGACAAAGGAGAGATGGTTGTAAAAACAAATAATGGATCAGGAATAAATACAATTCAAACCTATCATGCTAATGGTGATGCAACTTTTGCCGCAAAATGTTATAATTCTGATGGCGCACACGGCTTAATAACCATTAGAGACACAGCAGGTACAATCGTTAATACATGAAGATAATGAAACTACTAAATATTTCTACCACTGAATTTATTGTGATGATCATATTCAAAATTTAAAAAGGTAAAATGATTAACAATAATTTCGAGAAATATTTCGTAGGTCCAATAAGTGCCGCTACTATAGCTATAGTTGGTTGGAGTCTTGTTAATATTATAGAATTAAAAGAAGATGCGGCTATACTAAAAACTGATATAAAACATTTAGTAAAAGCGGTTGATAGAAATACACAAGCATTAACTATATTATCTGATCAAATAGCTTATTCCTCCCCCACTCAACATCACCCCTTTGATACTGCAGATACTTTAGCTTTAAACAAAAATGTATTTCCAGCTAAACTTGAGAGAAATTGGGAAAATGACTCTGAATGAAAAAAAAGTTTATAAATTAGTTGTATCTATAAAAAATAAAAATAAAGTTAAAGATTTATCTCCAGTTTATAATTATGCCTATAGTTTAAATGTGTCCGATGAATCAATTCAAAAAATATTATCATTAGCCTCTTGGTGATTGACTTTTCCAATCAAATCTGATATAATTTCAATAAAACTTTAATTCCTTCGGGTATTATGTCCATTTATATTGATGTAAAATATTTGAATCTGTTATCTAATCGTCTTCCGATATTTAAGCAAAAAAGAGAATTTCTTTGGAATTTTCGATGTCCTATCTGTGGGGATTCTCAAAAAAATCCAACAAAAGCTAGAGGATATATTCATAGAAAAGACAATGATCTTTTTTATAAATGTCATAATTGTGGAGTAGGAAAATCTTTTTCGAATTTTGTAAAAGAATTAGATGTTAGATTGCATTCTGAATATATTATGGAGAGATATAAGACAGGTGAAAATAAATTTAGTAATTATCAAGAGCCCGAATTTAAATTTGAAACCCCAAAATTTCAAAAAATTAATTTGAATATTCCTTGTGTGAAAGATTTAGAGGATGAACATTTTTGTAAACAGTATGTGAAATCTAGAAATATTCAAGTCACTAAATACAAGTATCTTTATTTCGCACAAGATTTTAAAAAATGGGTTGAGAGTTTAAATCTTGATATAAATTATGAGTTAATAGAAGAAGATCCTAGATTAGTCATACCTTTTTTTGATAAAGATTATAATTTGATAGCCGCTCAAGGAAGATCATTGAGAGGAAAATCTAAATTAAGATATATTACAATAAAAATTAAAGAAAATTCTCCTAAAATTTTTGGGTTGAATACATGGGACGAAAATAAAACGACATATATAGTCGAAGGTCCGATTGATTCTTTATTTGTAGAAAATTCTCTTGCTATGGCCGGTGCTGATTTATCTGCATATAGAAAAATGTTTGAGAATATTGATGTAGTATTTGTTTATGATAATGAAAAAAGAAATAAAGAAATTGTTAAAAAAATGGACCAAATAATTGCAAATAACCAGAAGATAGTTATTTGGCCAAGACATGTGACACAAAAAGATATTAATGATATGATTTTAAATAATGTAGATGTTATGAATATTATTGAGCATAATACCTATCAAGGATTAACTGCAAAAACAAAATTATTAGAATTTAAATTATGATAAGTGAAAAACAAGTGCATAAGCATGGTTTTGTGAAATTGTTAGAAGTGATGGGTAGTGATGAAGAAGTTGAAAATGCCGCAAGAATTAGTTATGGAACTGGAACACGAAAAGTTTCACAAACAAGAAATCTAATTCGATATTTAATGCGCCATCAACATACATCACCATTTGAGATGTGTGAAGTGAAGTTTCATTTGAAGCTACCAATATTTGTGATGAGACAAATCGTTAGACACAGAACTGCTAATATAAATGAATACTCAGGTCGTTATTCTATCATGAGTGACGAATTTTATTTGCCTGCGGAAAAAGATGTACACGAACAATCAAAACAAAATAATCAAGGTCGAGGAACAGAATTAGATGAAGACAACAAACAGCTTGTCCTTGGACGGATGTATGATGTTAATGAACATGCAAAAGGTTGTTACAGACAAATTTCACAGCCTAATGAATTAGATGGATTTTATGAAGGATTTAAAGGAATTGCTAGAGAATTAGCAAGAGTGGTTTTACCAGTTTCCAATTATACAGAATGTATTTGGAAAATAGATTTAAATAATTTCTTTAAATTTTGTAATTTGAGAATGGATTCTCATACACAACAAGAAACAAGAGATTATGCAAAAGCAATGTATGAATTAGTAGAACCAAAGTTTCCTATATGTAGTGAATCATTTGAAGATTATATGCTTAATTCTGTAACTTTTTCGCAGAAAGAAATGAAAATTATAAAAGACAATTTAAACGGTAGTTGGATTATGTCTAAGTATGGATTGTCTGAACGAGAATCAAAAGAATTTTTAGAAAAACTGAAAGGAGTTGAATAATGCCTCTACCAACCGAATATCAATCGTTTATACATTTATCAAGATACGCAAGATGGAATTATGATCTTAAAAGACGGGAATCCTGGGAAGAAACGGTTGATAGATATTTGAATTTTTTTAAAGAACATTTAGGAGATAAACACAATTTTAATCTTGATAATGGATTAGAGGCAGATTTACGAGAAGCAATTACAAATCTTGATGTAATGCCATCAATGAGATGTTTAATGACCGCTGGAGAAGCACTTAAAAAAGAAAATATAGCAGGCTATAATTGTTCTTATGTTAAAGTAGACAGTCCACGTTCATTTGATGAAATTCTTTATGTTTTGATGAATGGAACAGGTGTGGGATTTTCAGTTGAAGAAGAATATGTTAATCAGCTTCCAGAATTACCAGAAGAATTTTATGAAACAGATACGACAATTATAGTTGCAGATTCTAAACTTGGTTGGGCTAAAGCATATAAAGAATTATTATCATTATTGTGGCAGGGACAAATTCCAAAATGGGATTTATCTAATGTAAGACCTGCAGGATCTCCTCTCAAAACATTTGGGGGAAGGGCATCGGGTCCAGAGCCATTGGAAGACCTTTTTATGTTTACTATAAGTACATTTCAAAATGCTTCTGGACGAAAATTAAAATCAGTTGAATCTCATGATATTGTATGTAAGATTGCAGAAATAGTTGTTGTAGGAGGTGTTCGTAGATCCGCTCTTATTAGTTTATCTAATCTTAATGATGAATCAATGAGACATGCAAAATCAGGAAAATGGTGGGAAACAAATCCACAAAGAGCCCTTGCAAATAATTCTGTAAATTATAAAGAAAAACCAGATGTTGGTACTTTTATGAGAGAATGGTTGTCTCTTTATGATTCAAAATCTGGAGAACGAGGAATTTATAACAGCCAAGCGGCTAAACATCAAGTAGAAAGGTTGAATAGTGAAGAAAAAACCAGAAGAGAACCAAAAGAAGATTTTGGTACCAATCCGTGTAGCGAGATTATTCTTAGAAGCAGAGAATTCTGCAACCTTTCAGAAGTCGTGGTCAGAGGAGGGGACGATTCCAAATCTTTGGAAGAAAAAGTTCGAACTGCAACTATCCTTGGAACATTTCAATCAACCCTTACCAATTTCAAATATCTTTCAAGAGAGTGGAAAAAGAATTGCGAGGAAGAGCGGCTTTTGGGCGTCTCCCTCACAGGAATAATGGACAATTCTTTAACTAATGGAAAAAAAGGAAATTTAGAACAGCTTTTAGAAAATCTAAAAAATGTCGCAATCAAAACAAACAAAGAATTCTCAGAAAAACTCGGAATATCACAATCAGCCTCTATCACCTGTGTCAAGCCTTCTGGTACGGTTAGCCAGCTTGTCAACTCTGCTAGTGGTATACATGCTCGTCATAATCCATACTATATTAGAACGGTTCGTGCGGATAATAAAGACCCCCTTTGTAAATTCATGAAAGATGCGGAATTTCCAAATGAACCAGATGTACTGAGACCTAAACACACAACTGTATTTTCGTTTCCTACGAAGAGTCCAAAAAATGCAATATGTAGAACAGATATAACAGGAATCGAACAGTTAAAGATTTGGTCTATATATCAAAAACATTGGTGTGAACATAAACCTTCTGTTACTATTTCTGTCAAAGAACAAGAATGGCCAGAAATGGGAAATTGGGTTTGGAACAATTTTGATGATATTAGTGGAATATCTTTTCTACCTTTTTCGGAGCATACATACAGACAAGCACCGTATCAAGATTGTACAGAAGAAGAATATACAATAGCATTAAAAGCGATGCCTAAAAATGTTGATTGGTCATTATTATCTACATATGAAGAAAAAGATTTTACTGTGGGATCACAAGAATTGGCTTGTGCCGCGGATGATGGCTGTGAAGTAGTGGATTTATAATGTTAAAATACGAAATAGATTTTAATAAAGGAAATTATGTTGTTGGACATTTTACTTTCAGAGAATGTGCAATGTGCGATAAAGCAAAGTCTTTATTAGATAAACATAAAAAACAATACATGTTCATTCAAGCAGATAAGAAACTGTTTGGTAAAATATTGTCAGTTACAGGAAGTAAAAAAGTTCCTCAGATTTTTTTGGATGGTAAGGTTTATTTGACTGTAGGAGAATTAGAGGAAGCATTAGACAAAAATGGAGATAGTTGAAAAAATTGAATGTACATTTTGTACTAGAATGTACGAAGTTATTATTCATGAAGAAGACGAAGAAAGAGTACAATTTTGTTCTTACTGTGGAGAGATGATAGAACTACAAGAAGAGGACGATGATAACTGGGATACATGATTTGCATGTGGGAATTGATTATTCATTAACAAGTCCAGGAATAACAGAATGTCGGGGTGAATGGAAATATGAAAATATTACACATCATTGTTTAGCAAAAAATGGTAGACAATTTGAAAGATGGAGTCCTTTACAGAATATTGAAATCACAGAATATCCTAAATATAAGACAGAGATGGAAAGATATCTAGGATTGTCTTCTTGGGCAGTAAATTGTATTGTAAAATATGATATAAGACCTAAGACAGTCTATATTGAAGATTATGCATATGCCGCAAGCGGACAAAGAATTTTACAAATTGCGGAAAATATGGCAATCTTAAAAAACACTTTACTAAATAATAAACTGAGGTATGAAATGATACCTCCTACAGTAATTAAAAAATACGCATCCGATAAGGGAAACGCAAATAAAGAATTAATGTATGATTCTTTTGTGTCTGACACACAGAGAGAACTTACAAAAGAATTTCAGACAAAATGTGATAAAAATCCCATTTCAGATATAGTTGACTCTTATTGGATATGCAAATACGGATACGAACATGGCACAAATACCTGAAGAATATGCTAATTTTGACTTCGGTTTTTCCGCAGTAGATGATGAAGAATATAAAGCAAAAACCACAGAAGTAGAAAAAAAGATTGAACAAGTAGAAGCAAAATCAAAAGATTTTTCGGCATTAGAAAAGAAAATAGATTCTGCTATAAAAGAAATTGGTTATAAAAAAGACTATCTAGAAGAAAAATATGTAGAAGATATGGGTAAAGTTGAAGAACTAATTTTGCCTATTTTATATAATCTTATGAAAAATCCAGAAAAAGACTATATTTATTGGCCAAAACGTGAACAAATTATTATGAAACAAATAGAAAAAATTAAAGATGTGACTCAAGATTTATCTAAATAGTTTTATCGATGATACTGTAGAGTAGCATTTAAGACATCGGTGCGATTCCGATCAGCTCCACCAAGGAATGTTATGGAAAAAGGTTTAATGTGGCTGTCAATAATTATAATACTTGCATTGTGTTTAACTTATGCAACCCTTTTTATAGGGTATGACTTTCGTTGATGGGGCTGAAATAGATTTCGATTGGATGTGATTATACAGAGGAGATCATCTTGACAGATGTAAAATGTCATTTAAATTAATCGCTAATAATAACGATTATTATTCAGCACAAGTGGCCTTGGCCGCTTAATCGCTGACGGGCTTATGATTGTGCCTTGGAACAGAAACAATCAGACACACACAACACACACATAAGGAGAAAATATGTCTAATCCATATGAACTGAGATTTAGACTTTTAGAGATGGCTTCTGGTTATCTTTATGATCAACAGCAAAAACAAACACAATTCGCTATTGATGCATGGGAATTTGCAAAAGAAGAAGGTACAGCAAA